TCTGATCTTCTCCGCTTCAAGTGCATCATTCATTTTATCACCAAGGATATCATTGAATGTGGGACCAGCCTTAGAAAAATCTTGGGCCAACACTTGATCAATAAAATCTGCTACTTCTACCATATTATAACTCCATTAATATTGGTTAGGCATTTCAGGTCCATCATCCTGCTGCCCTTGTTGTTGCTCTTCATCATCGCCGATCTCACCCGACTTGATTTCATCTTCTATATCTTTTTTCATATTATCAGCTTGTTCATCATCAAAGAACAGAACGTTTTTCATAACCCAATCTTTTGAGAAGTATTCTCCAACATACTGTTGCATCATATCTAGGGTTTGAATACGCTCACGTAAAAGCTCAGCATCTTTCAATTCTGTGAAGTGTGAGTCACGAACATATTCAACAATGATATCATTCTGCCATGTATCCCAATCTTCTTCAGTTAGAATGCCCTTCAATAGCAACTGTTTCTTGAGGATATTGTAGAACAAGTGATTGAAACGTGAACGAAGTCTGTCAATAAACTTCTGAAACTTTAATTCATCACGAGTGATCTCAGTAGAACGACCTAGTGAGAACTGCGATTCTTGTTCTAGTCTATTGATCGGAACATTTAATGATCTGTACAAACGCTTTTGGAAGTAGATGATATCATCAATCTGGCCGAGGTTTTCACCTCCAGGCAAGGTGGAGATCTCAGTACCTCGTCCGCCCTCTCTACGAGGAAGCCAGAAGTCTTCAAGCATTGACATATGTTTACGATCATCTCTGATTGCACCTGTGTTAGCATCGTATACGAGTTTGTTACGATACTTTGCCATAATATTTTTCATATATTCTTCTGACTTACCCTTTGGTAAGTTACCAACATCAATATAAAAGATACGGCGTTCTGGAGCACGAGCCAAACGATAGATGACAAGTGAGTCTTCCATCATTCGCAATTGGTTAATTGGCTTCAGAGCTTTGTGTAGGTTAGATACAACCTTTTTGCGTTGCTCATCCAACAAACCTGATGTAACATACGAGATGCTATCTGGTGTAATTTTAACACCAGATGTTTGTCCACCAGGCTTTTCTTGGTATAAGAAGAACTCATCAACACGCTCAATAAGTGTTGCACCTGTTTGTGGATCTTTTGTTTTCTTGATCTGCTTCATCTTACGAATCTTAGCAGCATCAATAGGTCTGACTTCCTGGATACCTTTCTTAGGATTGTTCTCATCAACAACTAGATGATGGAACATACGTCCGTCAATGTACCAACGCTTAAATAAATCATGACCTAATTCTTTAAAGTTAAGCATAGAAAGAACATTATCAAATTCTTCCTGTATTGCTTTTTTAATGTTGTCGCTAGTCTCAACCTCATCTAAAACAAGGGAAACAGGCTTTTCATTATCTGCGGCTGTAATAGCTTCGTTAACAATATCTTCAATTGCTGCATCAACTTCTGGATGATGCGAGACTGCACGATATTGCTGGATAAGATGCTTATCATCCTTACCCTTTCCACCATCAAGATCAACGTACGTACCGTAGTGAGCACCAGCGGCAGAAACATATCCTGCACCATCCTCATCAACAGGAGGTACGATAGACTGCAGCTTTTCACTACTACGATTACGTGCTCGTTTAATCTCAAAGCCAAATAATTTAATGCTATCTTCAGCCATTCTAATTCCTAATTACAGTTAGAGAGGCCAGAAAAACCAGCCTCTCTTTATTTATAGGCTTACGAAGTGGTGTTAGCTTCCCAGTACTGGACTTGGAACTCAACAGTGAATCGTTCAATCTCATTCTCTGTAGCATAGCTCAGATCAATTGGTGATACTGCTGTTGGGAAACAACCACGGAAGTTGTAAGTTTTGATAGTTGATCCGTCTTTGTCTAGTTGCTCAACTAGTAGGTCTGCTTCATAATCAACAGGGTTGACAAGACCAGTATTTGCACTGTGTGCATTCATACCGTTCATCCAACGCTCCATTGCGTCACGAATAGCAAAGTCTGTGTCGTTGATGATTGTTGGTGCCCACGTATCGAATGTACGATCACCAGCAATTTTCAACTGACGTCCACGGAATGGTACAACAATCGGCGAGATCGTTGAACCAGGCAGCTGTGCTGCTTCGCAGAGGAATGATGTAACTTCTACATCACCACCTGCATAAACTGGGAAGTTGATTGTCGCTTTGAACAGATTAGGTCTAGCGCCACCACCTCTCAATTTGGATTTAAAATCGTCTACTCCTAGAATAGCCATGTGTTTTCTCCTTTGACGCTATTATACTGTGCCGACGACTTCTTCGAAGTCAACACCAGTTCTAACAGCTACGAAGTTTAGAGTTACATAGTTGATCGAACGAGCCGGCTTGATGAAGACGTTAGCGATGAATTCGTTACGGTCGATTACTGCTGCTGTGTTGTTTGTTGCATCACATACAACTTTGAAATCAGTAATACCACGACGACCTTGAATCTCTCTCAAGAATGGCTCAACGATGTTTGTAAATTCTGCGCGAGTAAACTCATCATTGAATTCAAACATTACGTTTCTTGCTGCCTGAGCAATTGCTCTTTCAACGACCAAGAACAAGCGACGAACGTTGATACGATCAAATGCTGATGGTCTGTTCAAGAAGGTCTTATCGCCAAATAGCAAGATGCCCTGACCAGGAATGTTTGCTACAGGATTGATACCTGCTTTGTATAGTGTGTCTCTTTCAGCTTTTGTTGGGCTGTATGAAAGAGATGTTACACCAAAGTATTGACCACGTCTTTGACCTGCAGGTGAGAACCATGGAGCTGCATTTGCGTCTGTTGCTGCCATTACACCAGCAGTTGTTGATGCGGCAGGAATAAACACATACTGATCGTTATACTTGTCATAAACTTTTAAGTAGTTGTTGTCAACAATCAAATAAGAAGATTTATTGAAGCTACCTACTGTTGTTACTGCATCATCGACTGGAGTTGAATTGTTAACAATTGCAGTTCTGTCTGGAGATGTTACAACAACACAATCTTTACGTGTTGTACCAGCAATACCCACAAGATCGTTTACAACTGTAACTTGATCAGCTGACGCTGTCATGCCAGGTGCAATTAAGAAATCTACTTGTGTTGTATCTGTATCTTCAAACTTGTCAAAGCCAGTTGCAACTTCTGATGTTGTTAGTGCTGCTGAGTTAACACCACCTGTTAATGATGTTGATACTTCACCAGTTGCAGAAGCTGCATACGCTTTTGCTGTACCTGGTGTTGTTGCTGTACCAGCATTTGTTAGAGTTGATAGATCACCATCCCACATCGCAAGCCACACATACCCAGAAGAGTTGTTGACTACGTCATACGCATAATTGGTTGATCCGTCTGTGTTTTTAGCATCAGATGCTAATGAAACAAACGCAAAACGCTCAAGAACAGTACCAACTGTACCTGAGATCTCTCCGTCTTCGTCGACTACCACAATGTGACACTCGTCGTTTGTTGCATCTCTTGTGGATGCGTAAGATGAAGTACCTGGAGCTGAGTCAAACTCACCTTTGTATGCCCAGTTGCTGAAGAATGTACCATCAGAATCTGAACCTACTGGGCAAATATCAACTTTAAGTGAGTTACCTAGAGCACCTGGATATTTTGCAATCCATGCACCTACGTTTGTTTCACCTGAGTCAGCACCATAGCTTGATTTAACTTCATCCCAATGATCTTTGTTGTCAACATTTGTTACAACGGAAGAAGCGGATGTTGCGTTTTTTGCTGCTGATGTATATTCGCGAACGACATACATAGAAGCAGAATATCTTAGAAATTGTACTGCAGACAAAAAGTCTACAGCGTTTGTAGAAGATGGGGAACCGAAAGTTTCAGCTAGCTTAGCCTCTGTGTCGACCAGAGTAGCCTTCTTTGCAGGACCCCAGCGAAAATCACCTACGAATGCACCAGTTGTTGAAGTTACGTTTGGTACGAAACCAGACAGGTCAACTTCTTTGACTGTGATTGCAGGAGATTCAGAGGGACTAAATACTGCCATTTCTCTTTCCTTTGAGCTTAATGATAAGTTAAACATAACAAGAATGTTCAATTACCATTATTTATAATCTTTTAAAACTCAGTAATATTCTTCTACCCAAGGCTTGAGTTGCCATGGATCTGGTTCAGGTTCTGGTTCAATATGTTCAAGACCATCATCATGATATCCCCAATCAAGAACATCATTTTCAATCTCTTTCATTCTTTGCTTAAACATTAACTCTTTCATGTTGATATCAGTCATTTCCATAAACTGATCACCAAGAGTAAAATATCCAAACATGACTAGGTTCATCATCAGATCATCATGGTTACCATCACTAGCTTCATATGATTGACCCTTAGCAACAAACGTCGACATCTCTATGATTGTTTCTTGATCGTGAAGTGTTATCTTTCTATTCTCAACAATATCTTTGATTGTTGAACAACCAAGCCGTTTGACTTTTTTGTTCATTGTAACACCAAGACCATTTGCTTTCAAAGCCGATTCAAGATGTAGATTTTCATATTCAAGTTCATAATATAAACCATTACACACAATAGTTCCTTGGTCGTTATTTTCAACAACAACATAAGCATCGTTGTAATTCTTTGCATACTTGTATATGATATTAGGAAATAGAATAGGAGATATTCTATTGTTGCGATATACACAAACCTGTTCGAATGGTGTTACAGATATGTCTATAATGTTAAAAGTAGAGTAATCACCACCAACGCCTTTAGCAACGTCGACAGTGCAAATATAATTGTGAGACTTTTCCGGTTGTTTATATACAAGTAATGTGCCTCCCTCCAACGCAGAGATAGGATCTTTAGCACGAAGTTCCATAAGAGTTGCGCCATCGATTAATGTGTCTCCTGTACCAAAAAAAGTGTTGCCAAACTCTTGATCAAACTGTA